ATCAATCCTCGCACCTTAGCGAGAAGCTGTGCGCTCATTCGGTAAGGGCTTGGCTGGAAATCGACTGCGTTACTGCCTGAAAGGGTGGCTGTACGCGCTTGCCAGATTTCAACAGATATCATAAGAGCTGCTTGCTGGACTGCCATGTCAGTTGTCCAGTCGGTGTAAGTCGTAGTCGATACAGATCCGTAAGGATAAATTGGATGATAACCCTGAGCAGTCGCGTGAGTAGTGTTCACGCTAATTGAAAAATCATCAACGGCGGTAATTGTTTTAGTGCCGTTATATAAGCTGCCTGAGTTAGCAATCGATACGCTTTGACCTACATAAAATGTCTCGCGCACATTGTCATTAAAATATAAAGTGCCTGAACCTACTGTGTTTTTATGTGCAACTGTAAACCATTTTGGTGTCCATAACATTGGAAGTAAAACTGCATCTGAAGCATCGCATACTTCCTGAAGGACGGCATCGGTGTACAAAGTACCGACTCCAAGAGTGCTACGGAGTTCTGTGACTGTTGTAAGTGCCATGATGTCCTTTCTAAAGACTCTGGGGAGTAGAGGGCTACTACTCCCCAGAGCGACTTAATTACCTAGTTATTAGGTTAGGTTGAACCAGTTTGCGCCTGCACCTAGCTTGGTGGCAAGTGCACCCTGACCGAACAGCAGGATGTCTACTGTTCCGTCTGAGTTAATGTTAGTGCGAAGCTGCTGACGAGCACCCTCGTACCATGTGTAAGCATCTGGATTTACAACAAGCATTGAGTAATCGCCTGTTCCAGCTGGTGCAGCTGATGAGATGTAACGAGATACGCGTAGGTCAAGACCTGCAACTGATCCTCTAACGCTAAGAGGTGACAGTGCACCAGCGTTGTTTTGAGGATTTGCCGCAATGTAAATTGGGCGACCATTATCGTTATAGCTCATGATGTTTGCCCATTGCTGTGGGGTTACTACCATATTGCGAGCAAAACCAAGTGATGCTGAATAAACAGCTGCCGCTGCACTTGATACATACTTTAGCAATCCATCGGCTGAGTTAGCCTGTGCTGTTGCGTTAAGAGTACCATCGTTACCAATTACTCCAGTTACATATTGCTCTGTGTCTTTTGCATAAGCAAATTCCATCTGAACAAGAAGCTCATCAAGAAATGCAGGTGTTGAGTTTGTTAGCAACTCTAACGTAGTGATTGCGCGACCTTTAAAAGACTTCTTTGTAACTGTAATAAATGATGCTTCAAGTTGTGAATCTGTAACTGCAGCATTTTCATCGATCTGATCGACTATAGGAACTTCAGTAATTTTTGGAAGTTCAAATGTTTTTCCAAATTCTGGCATTGTTCCGCGAGTAATTGAATCAATTACTGGACGGTCTGCGTTAGAAAGGAAGTTAAGTAGCTGTGTGCTTTGTGGTGTTGGGATAAATCCTGCACCTGTTGTCTGATCGTTGTCAGCAGCGCGTAGCCATTGACGAGATTCATCATCACCAAAGAGGTTAGCCTTTAGTGTGTTCTCCAAGTAGTTACGCTTTGTGATTTCGATTCTTGGAGATGTGTAGTACATCGCTGTTACAGTAGGGCGAGCAGCCTCGACAGGTGCTGCCTCTACTGCAGGTGTTGCTTCGACTGCTGAAGTGGTATCTTCCACGGCTGTCTCGCTTTCTGTAGTTGGGTTTTCTTCAGCAGGGGTAACTTCCTCTGCTGCGATCTCTAGCACCTGAGCAGACTTAAAGGCTGGCTCTGTTACGAGAGAAACTTCTTTTAACTTTGCCGCTGTAACGACTGTGTGTCCTTGGCGCGATGGCTTCGATGCAAGGATCTCTGCTCCTATGCTTAAACCTGCTACCAAATTTTCGCTTGCCATAATTAGCGCATCTGTTCCAGCTTGTGAACGGCTTAGCTTGAAGGTTGCATAAATGCCATCTTCTTTTTGTTCAGCTGAGATCATGCGACCAACAGGCTTCTTCATGTCATGCTGTGATAAGAGTTTAATCTTTGTTGGGTCTGTGATCTCAATAGATCCTGCCTCAAAAGTATAAGATCCGAGATTAGTGCTGCCAATTTCATCATTACCAAAGGGCACTATCTTGCCAGTGATTTCGCGCTTTTCTTCGTTGCACTCAATCATTGTGGCTTCGATGTATAAGTTTTCCATTAGCCTTCGCTTCCATTAGGTGTTAGATCTTCCATCTGCATAGCTTGTTCAATTGTAATTAAACCAAGTGACAGCATCTTTTCTATAACTAGCAATCGCTCCATAGGTTCAACGCGCAAAAATGTAGAATCTAGATCGAACTTTACATAGTGACCAGCAGTAGATATATCATCCATGCTTAAACGCTGCTCAATTGCAGAGATGTATGGCTGGAACGCTAGTGCTACTAATTGTTTTCTTTCATCTATAATGTTTGCGTATGTCATAGATGTGTTGAGGTCTGCTGACAAGTAGTAAGCAGGGATGCCGCACAATCGACTAATCTCAGTTGCAAGATTTTGGATTGCCTCGTTGTACATCATGTCTTTAGGGCTAAAGCCAATATTCTGCGCTTCTAAAGTTGATGTTAAGTATGCAGTTGAACGATTTTGACGAGCAGATTTCCATGAAGCCAGCAAGCCTTGAACTTCTGCAGGTGGAAGATCTGCTCCAGTATTTTTTAGCACTGTAGTAGCCATTGGAGTTTGTGCAGCTACAGCAGCAGCCTTTTGGATGTCTATAGCTGCTTGAATTGTTCTTGCACCTGTTGTAAGTACGCCTTCGTTAAATGCTTGGAATGTGACTAGTGATCCAAGACCTGCCATCGGGCGGGGTGACCCATCTACATAATATTGTGTTACAACAGTGTTGGTCGCATTAAGATCAAAAGTAATGCGAGTATTGGCAACCCACTCAAAAGATGCAGGGCGATTATCTTCCTGATATGTTTCTGTAACTTCTAGGAAGGCTTGCCCAAAGAATAGAAGGCTATCGACCAAGTAACTGACAGTAACAAATTGTGGCTGTGACTTAGATAGTTGATGCACCCATCTAGGAGCTGCAATATCTTCTCCAGTAGATTTCTTTTTATACTCGAGCGGAATAGATCCGACTGTGCATAGAAGATCTCGGCATCGCTTAATAGCGGGAACAGCCATAGCATCTCGTCTACCAATTACAGGAAATGTAAAGTTGTAAATGGAGTTAATGCCATCGCCCATGATCTTAGGCGCGATCTGTGCCTCTAATATTTCTGGCTTACGCGAAAAGATACCCATAGACAGAAATTGTAGCATTTGTCAAGCAATTAGACAATGTAATAAGGCGTGTCTAAGTATATATCTGTGGCTTAGGTGCAGGGATCATTAACTTGCTTACAACCATTGCCAAGCCAATAGGTGCTGAGATGTCTCCAGCAGACTTTCGCTTGATTATGCGCCATGCTGAGTCATTGACTTTAGCTGCACAATTATTCATCTGCTGGATAAGTTCTGCCTGCCCATTATGGACAACGCGAGCATTGACTAATCCTTCTAATAAATCGCCACAGGCTTTGTAGAACTGTTGCCCTGAGACATCTTCGACCATAACTCCAGCATTGCCTAAGCGATCTGCAATAGTCTGAGTGGCGTACTTGTCAAAGCAGACTAGACGCGGTTTATAGATATCGCACCAACCCTTGATCGATGCCGCCATCTTTAACTCATCGATTGCAATCTGAGAGCTGTAAGTCTCCAGAATCCCGATGCCAATCCGCCCATCTGGGAGAAGTTGTCCTGCGACCAATGATCCGTTCCTGCGTGACGGACTGACATCGAAACCGAATACAGTATAAGCCCCCGCGCTCATTTCTAGTGTGCTATCGGATGTGTCCTCTAGGACTCCATGCGGCCACGGACTACTTAGCGAATCAATCCATTGACAAAGAGTTTCCGTGCGCGTGTTTTCAATCGGCGAAGTAGCAATCGCCTCTTCAATCGCCTCTTCTGTGATGGTGTATCCCAAAGAGGGGTTAGCCAAAGCCCATGCATCGCGATCAGTTATCTTGCAGTATTGAGGG